ATGATGGATCAATCAAACCTTCTGAATACCAGTAATTGTTCATTATTTTTAATTTGTCCCACAGATTCTTTTCATCCACTAATAGGAATTTAATGTTTTCTTTTCTGACTTCATAGGTATCCATTTCATCAATCATCTTGGCAATGCCGGATGCGCTTGATCCTGCATCTGCATCGCCGATGCTTCCAACTCTAACTCCTTTTGTTTCAAGCCAAAGTCCCATCATGGTTTTGATGTATCCCAATACTTCCCCAATATCTGCCTGAGGCTTAATCACCCCGATACTTGGAGTTTGACCACTTGTGGGATCTGACTTTAAAGACATGAAAGCGTTGGGTGAAAGCTTTGCATTCTCCACATTGACATCAATCCCATACATCAAGGATGTGGTTGTAAATAAGATGGCCCCTGACAAGTCCGACGCAAGCACGGGTGTTGAAAGCGTCATTGGCAAGATGTCAGTATCTTGAGTAGGAAGCAGCTCAGAATATGACCGGTTTCCATATACGAAGGGGATTGTGCCATAAGGATTTACTCCCATAAGATCAATGGTCATTGGCGTGTTGAAATCATCCCCATCAGAATCGAAAGAATCAAATTCTTCATTTGTGTACACGTGAAAGATTGAAACTGTTTTAGCATCTTTCAACTTAGTTACTCTTCGCTCTCCCATAAATTTGATGAAGATGTCCACTGACAACGGATCAACGGGATCAAGAGACTTCACAAGAAACTTGTCAAAAGAGATTGTGCGAAGCCTTGGCATTCCCTTGTGGATAAACATCTCCCAGGCATACCCTTTGAAAAGGCTGGCCCATCTGTCGGCAAGTGATCCGTTAGTGTTCACATTGAAAGCGTATTCATACTTCTGCAGCAGCTCCGCATGTCTTTCTTCGCTCGCTGTTCTTATGGGATCTGTCGCGTATGCCTTGGAGACTTTGTCGATGTATCTTTTTAGAATGTTGATCGGCACAATTCTCGATTCAATTGCATTGTAGTATTCTTGAGAAAATGATCTTTTCATTGCATCTTTCACATAGGGCAAAAGATTCCCCTCGTGGATTTTGAAAAGGTCATTGTTTAGCTTTGTGTATTCTTGATTTTGCTGAATATACTGGAGCAATTCCTGTCTCATGTCTTTTAGTGCCATATTCTTTCCTTAGAATTGGTGAGTTTTTGGGGCGCGGTCTATGTTGAAATGGTAGCGCGTCATGTGAAAATAGTCCATGGAATCGGAAGCGTGCGTCAATTCAGGATTCTTTTTGTTCTTTGTAAAGTCCGCTTCCTGCCTTACGGCCTTGAGATCTTTGATCAATGTCTTGCATTTTGGATTGATCATTGTGGTCTTCTTTTCAAACCTGCCATTCATCGCCAACTGCCGATCTCGAAGGGATGGATTGACGCTTAGGAATCTTATATTTTTGAATCCTTCATCTTGGAGAGTTTGAAGATCGCTTTTGCCGCTTGTCTTTCTCGCCTTTGCCGATGCGTCTGGATACAAGATGCACATATTGGCGGGAAATCTTGCCTTTATTGCGCGGCACATATCTTGAGTATTTGAGTTTCCTTCAATCAGTAATTCATCAAAGCATTCCGTTCGATGTCCCATGTCGTGCCAGAAGGTAGATGTCATCCTTCCCACGTTGAAATCCATTCCAATATGTACCTGTAGCTCTTTGTTGTAGATGCAATCTTCGCTTAGATTTTCCGTGGGCGAGAAGGCATAGTAAAAATAATCCCCCGCGATTCGTACAATTTGCCCCGACATGAAAACTTCGAGACTTCTTTTGTCCAGCGTTCCCATGAGGTGTTTTGTATAGTTGTCATCGATGAATGTGTTTTCCGTGGTGCTTGCGTGAAGGATTTTGAATGCGTTTTCGTTTTCCTTGTTCATTGCCTGGTATTGATCAATAAATTCTTCCAGGTATCCATATTGGTCTTCAGGTGTGCCCACAAGAATCTTTTGTTTGAGCTTAGTTTCCTTCACACGAATGCGGCGCAAGAATTCATTCATGCGATCTTTAGGAATCAGGGAAAATTCATTCACACCCCCATAGCCAAGGTTAGGGCCGGCGATCGGGCGATCTGCCGTAAAAACATAGATGGGTGCCTTGCTCCAACAAAAGCGCCAAGTCTTTTCTGATCGGTTGTATTTGTAATGCACCCCTTCGGTCATCTTGAGATTTTCTTGAAGGAGAGTTTCAAGCATGGGTTCAATATCACGCTTATAGTCGGGATAGGATGGGCATAGTAGGCCGCCCGCTACGTTGCGATTGATTGCGGAGAGTTTTAATAGCTTGCGGCACAACACATAACTCTTTCCACTCCCAAGGCCGGCGGCAAACATAAGCGTTTCGGTTTTGTCTTCGTAGTAAATTTCTTTTTGAGTAGGCAATTTTTCCCAATCATCAAGATCAATGATCATTTCACGATGACCTGAATTGATTCCTGAGCAGTTTGCTCGATCTTCTCAGTCTGGCCTAGCAATTGTTTCCCAAGCCAAATAAGCATGGTGCGATCGCCATCCAGGGCCATCTCGATCTGCTTTCTCTTTAATGCAAGTTTTGTCTTGACGAATCCTTTATCTCGGAATGCGTCAAATGTCATGTCATACTCGCGTCGAATGAATCTCTCTAGCGATTTCTCACTGACTTTGTACCAGTCGGCGGTTTCTTTCCGTGAGGGATAGAATTGCATGATTTTTTCAAGCTCTTCTTTATTGATGGCCATCATGGCCGCGGGCGGTCTTCCCATTTTCGACACAAAACCCTCCGGGTTAGGTGTTCCCCTCTCTGAGGGGGTTAGGTTATTTTAGCATTTATTTGGCATTGTTGAACAGTGACTTATATCCGGCATGGTTTACATATACCTTTTCTGTCTTGCTACCTACTTTTTTATCAGGAGATAGCATACTTATTTTCTCGATGTTAAAAACACAGCGAAATCTAGGATCATTTATTTTATATTCGCTTATGAAAACTGGGTTTTCTTGGGCACTTGCCCAATTCAAAAAATCTTTGTGATTAAAACTTGAGTTTTTGTCGTATCCTGCCGTCCCTTCATAGGGCGGATCACAGTAGATCACTGAATTTGGGAGTATCTCCACTTTATCATACGAAAGACTTGAGAAGTTTAATTTCTGGATTTGCCCGAGTCGCTGGAGTCGCTGGAGTCGCTGGAGTCGCTGGAGTCGCTGGAGTCGCTCGAGTCGCTGGAGTTGCTCGAGTTGCTTTAGTTCTGATCTATTTTTGCTTTTATTTAACTGCGAAACTCTTGAAGCCAAGAAAAGCCTTTTTGCGTTTATGGACAAGCCATCTTTAAATTTTTTAAGGCCTAATACCTTTTCTGCTGTCTCATCAAAAACATTAAAAACAATCGCGTTGTGCATTGATCTTTTGTAAGCCTCAATATCTTCTCCATAGAGGTAGTCTCTCCCATTATTGCCAAATGACCAAATAATTTTAACAAAAAAGTCGTGGTCTTTTCTTCTGTTAAACCCCTCTCGACTAATCCACTCTGGGAGATACTTCTCGTATGAATACTCCCCAGCGATTGCCTTTTCAACAACATCACATGCGCCATCTCTGATCTCGTTAAAGAAAAATCTCTGATAATGATTTGCCCTGTTTGCAATCATGTAATGAGTTATTGAAAACCCGCCGCCAAACAGATCATAAAAATTTTCTGCTTTTGGGAAAAGCGCACAAACAGATGAACAGATTTTAGATTTGCTCCCCATATAGGGGATTCCCCAATTCATTTAATTTTTACCAAATATCCACGATGTAAAAGGTCATCGTGTATGTCCATCATTTCTATATCATTTGGAAACTCAACTTCTATGACATATTTCTTGTTAAGATCATCTTGAATTTCTTGTGTTAAATCATCCAACTGATCCAACGGTTCAATACTGAAGTTTTTAATCCCCAACATCTCAATATCAAATTCCGGCCCTAGATCTTGAAGCTCTGAATTTATGGCCGAGAGATCCAATCCCCCGCCCCATTCTTTGGCGTTGATTGAATTGTCACTGACAAGATAGGCATAAAGCTGCGCTTCGCTTTCAAACTCCTGAAAGATCACCGGCACAACATTCATTCCCAAACTCTTCGCGGCCTGCAACCTCCCATGTCCTGCAACGACTAAGTTGGTTCCCTTTTGGACAATTAATGGCACCCTGAAGCCTTGATACTCAATAAGCCTTTCAAGCATTTTGATCTGCTCTTGGGTGTGTTGATTGCAGTTTTTTGGATGTGGGATTAATTCTCCCACATTGATCATCTCGATCTTTTCACTTTGAATTTTCAAATTCTCTCTCCCAGAAGTTCATTGTTTCATCAGGGCGGGATTTGATCGCACTGATTGCCACAGTGCCGTCATCATCAATTCATTGCATAGCCCCATCTGAAAATGGTTCATCAATTACAACCTTCTTAGATGCGCGGGTGTATGCTGTGGCATAGAAAGAAAGAGCATCCTCAAGGCGCTTGCAGTAGTTGAACAATTCCACATTCAGAGGCGACAATCTCAAATCCTTTTGGTGTGTACTCGGCGTCTATATAGAAATTGTTGCCCCTTTTTTTGACGATGTAAAGCGGGCCGGGGCCGTAGGCCTGCCACAATTTGGATTTGATTCTAAAAACTGGAGTTTCGACACCTTTCACATCGATGTATATCTTGTGGCCGTTGATCTCAATAGTGTAGTCGGGGATATATCCAATTTTTGCTTCTGATAGTTTTATTTTCTCTTGAAGCTTAATGATTTTAAGCTTTCCCAGTGCTTGCTTTTTTTTTAAAAGAATATAGAAAGAATGTTCCATTTTGGAATCAAACTTTTTGCCATCGTCTACAATCTTGATTGCTCTGTATTTGTTTTTGTTTTTATGGATTTTGTTCTTTAGGAATAAAGGCATGGGGAGATTTTACCCTGCCCCATGCTTTAATCAATCAGTTTTTTGGACTTAATGAGAGTTAAATTCAAAGAGGATTGATTTGATATGCTTATTTTAAAATTAAAAAAGGTCAAGATGTTTTTACACTTAAGTAGTTCATCCTTCCCCCACCAAATCCTTAATACTTATTCCCTTTTCTCTTTCCTCTTTCCTCTTCTGTTATTTCGCACGCTTCGAGGTCGCCATAAATGCCGGTCACGTCGCCACGAATGTCGGTCACGTCGCCAAATGTCCCAGAAACATCCCCGTGAATCAAACCATGCGCCCCCTCAATTCTAATGCCATCCCTGTAGTGAAAAATTCCTTCTGTTTTTTTGAGTAGTTTTTTCATTTTTCGCCCTCCAAAAAGAAATCTAAAAATATTTCGGCCCCATAATTCCCACCTACAATTCCCAGTGCTTCAATGATTGTCATCTTCTCTGGTAAATCTTTCCCGCTTAAAAAGTTTTTGACCCCCGTTTCACAGGCCCCGGAGATTTTTCGATATGCCTGGATTAATTCTTCTTTCGTTTTCACATCGGCCATTTGCCATTTTTTGTATTCGCTGCAATCTCTATTGCTGATTTTGTATTTCAGATCATCCATGGCCTGCTTGATTGTTTCACCATGGGAAAATGTTTCTCCTCTCTGCACTACATAATTGATATTTTCTGATCCGATTTTTCTGGTCTTATAAATAACAAAATCGCCTTTTTTCTTCTTTGATATTAAGTGTTGCAAAATACCATCCGAAAAAACAAATCCCTTTTTTAAAAACATTTTGTGCAAAATTGCTTTTGCTTGTGGGTTGTTTGTTTGCGGCGCTCCTGCTAGCGAAGTGAGCTGGTTGTTGTGGCAGAAAAAGGCACCACCAACCGTTTGTGGCGCTCCTGCGAGTGATATGAGCTGATTGTTGAAGCAGTGAAAGTCACCACCAACCGCTTGTGGCGCTCCATCAAGCGAAGTGAGCTGGCTGTGGCGGCAGAAAAAGCCACCACCAACCGTTTGTGGCGCTCCTGCTAGCGAAGTGAGCTGGTTG